CCTGCGTGGCAGGCGATACGCATCAGTAAGATGGTGATAGGTCATCCAATAACCACAATTTTCAATCAGGTCAGCAGTGTCATAGATACTCATATGCTTTCTCCGTTAAAAGAAGGGGCGGTGGGAAGTCCCGCCCCGTGGTGGTTACTGATTGTCCAACTTGTCGGCGATAGCGTGGAGCAGTGTGGAGATCGAACAGTTCTTCAATACCTCACTCTGCAGCGTGTCGTGATCCATGCGTGACAGCACAAACTCGTTCACCTCGTCACGATCCAGAGCACGCAGTACGCTGTCGCTGCTGTAGTGATTGCTGACGTATTCAAGTACGTCTCCGCTGTCCATGTTGCCCAACACTTCTTCGGTGTCGAGTTCAACGTTCACGTGCTGATCTATGTTAATTTCCATACTGAAATAACTCATGTGCTTTCTCCGTTGGTGTCGAGACGGAATTGCCTCGACGTGTTCCCAGTATACGAATCGTAACTTATGTTGCAAATTCCCGTACGCGAGACCCCACTACCCCGGCACCCCCCGCTTTTAAAAATGGGTCCCCCCTCGCACCCCGCACCCTTAGATCTATACAAACGACCCCACACTTTTCTAAACTCCACCCTAAATCGGTACTGGCCCACTGCGTTGCTACCCGCAGGTTGCGTCTCGACAAAGTACTCCGGAATCGTAACCGGATTTTGTTGCACTTCGACCCCCACCCCCCTCTTATAGAGAAGCCCACCGCCTTTAAATTTGGTTCCATACCATTTTTTGTGATATATATCCCGCAACTTGGGTCACCCCCCCATGCATGACGAGACAAATGGACCACGAACCGCTGATACCGGATATTGAAGAGGGCATACCCCTCCCTAAGAACGCCTCAGAGGCGCTCCCTGAGCTAACGGCTCGCGACGAGCTAGAGAAAATAGCTAATACAATCAAGGATTTATCGGACTACACCGGTACACCCCTCGCGTTTGACGAGGCAGATGTCGAGTCGGCTAAGAAAGTAGCCAAGGATATCGTCGAGAATCCTAAAACTAGGCCAAATTACAATGCATTACGGGATAGTACTAAGGCGGTACTGGCCGGAATGGTGGCCCAATACGACTTTGAAGTGGTTGACGATCTCGTCAAACTGAAGAATTTCGTGGTGAACGGCCTGCTGGGTGAGTACAAGAACGCATCCGAGAGCAAAACTCGTATCCAAGCCCTAACAAAACTAGGCGAGGTGGATGGGGTAGACGCATTTAAGAAGCGTACCGAGACCACACACATTATTAAGCCCATCGAAGAGGTGGAAAAAGAGCTTTTGCAGGTGCTAGAGGGCATCGAGTACACGGTTGTTAGCGAAGAAACGACCACAAATACCTAAAACTTCGTGCAAATTACCCCTGAAAACCTGAAAAAGCTTAAATCCGCGCTTCCTACGATGCCGGATAAGGAGAAAAGGCGCGTTGCTGAACTCCTAAAAGCTTACCAATCTCAAATAACCCAGAAACTAGGCAAGGATTCCTTCCTAGATTTCATCGGGCACGTGTATCCCGGGTACAAAGTGGGACCGCACCACAGGAAACTTGCGAGAATCTTCGAGGAAATTGCCGAAGGGAAGAAAAAGCGGGTGATTGTCAACATCGCTCCCCGTCATGGCAAGTCGGAAATGATCTCCTACTTAGCTCCAGCATGGTTCTTGGGCAAATACCCACATAAAAAGGTCATAATGGCCTCTCATACTGCGGATTTGGCAGTCAACTTTGGACGAAGAGTCAGAAACCTAGTCGGATCGGAGAGCTACCGTGACATCTTCCCTAACGTCTCTTTGCAAGCTGACAGCAAGTCTGCTTCTCGATGGGGTACTAATTTTAATGGTGAGTATTTTGCTATCGGTGTTGGCGGTGCTCTTGCTGGTCGAGGCGCTGATCTGTTCATTATTGATGATCCCCACTCAGAACAGGAGGCTAAACAAGGTCGCGCAGACGTTTTTGAACCAGCTTGGGAGTGGTTCCAGTCAGGCCCCGTCCAGCGATTGATGCCGGGTGGTGCGATCATCGTGGTGATGACGCGGTGGTCGAAGATGGATCTGACCGGCAAGATCGTCGAACACATGATGAAAGAAGACGGGGCGGATGAGTGGGAAGTCGTGGAGTTTCCTGCGATTTTGAACGAAAAGCCGCTCTGGCCAGAGTTCTGGGATATCGATGAGTTACTCGCTAAAAAGGCGTCGATGGACGTGCGGTATTGGCAAGCCCAGTACATGCAGCAGCCGACATCCGAGGAAGGCGCTCTTATAAAGAGAGAATGGTGGCAGGTGTGGGAGGCAGAGAACCCGCCCTCTTGTGAGTTCGTGATCATGTCCTTGGACGCCGCCCAAGAGAAATCCAATCGTGCCGACTTTAACGCGCTTCTCACGTGGGGCGTCTTCAAGAACGAGCAGACCCAGAACTACAACATCATCCTTCTGAACGCCGTAAAGCAGCGACTAGAGTTCCCTGAACTGAAGGCAATGGTGCTGGAGCAGTACAAGGATTGGAACCCAGATAGCTTCATCGTTGAGAAGAAATCTAACGGCGCGGCGCTCTACCAAGAGATGCGGCGGATGGGCGTACCGATATCGGAGTTCACCCCGGGTAAGGGACAGGACAAGATTTCCAGAGTGAACGCGGTGACGGACCTCTTCGCGGCGGGTATAGTCTGGGTGCCTGACCGTCGCTGGGCGTGGGAAGTCGTTGAAGAATGTAATGATTTTCCGGCAGGTACGCACGACGACTTGGTGGACGCTACAACATTGGCACTCATCCGCTTCAGGCAGGGTGGGTTTATTCGACTTCCCTCTGACGAGCCGGAACCCATCAAGTGGTTCAAGAGCAACAGAGGCAAAGGGTTTTATTAGGAGATTTAAATGGCCGTCGATAAAAGTTTGATGGAGGCTCCCCAAGGTATCGCGGTCCTTGCCGCTGAGGTGGAGCCGATTGAGATCGAGATTGAGATCGAAGATCCGTTTGAGGACGGAGTAGAGATTAGCCTTGAAAACGAGGCACCCAGAGCAGAAGACTTCAATGCAAACCTTGCCGAGTACATCGGTGAGAATGAGCTTCAGTCCATCGCCTCTGAGTTGCTCGGTCAATACGAGCAGGACTTAGCTTCCCGCAAGGATTGGCTCGACACCTACATCAAAGGTTTGAAGATCCTCGGCATTCGCTACGAGGAGAGAACGGAGCCTTGGCCCGGTGCGTGCGGTGTGTACCACCCCCTGCTCATGGAGAGCGCGGTCAAGTTCCAGTCCGAGACGATCATGGAGACCTTCCCAGCGATGGGTCCGGTCAAGGCCAAGATCATCGGCAAAGAGACCCCGGAGAAGAAGGACGCTGCGATCCGCGTTGCGGACGACATGAACTACAAGCTCACGGAGCAGATGCCTGAGTACCGGCCTGAGCACGAGCGCATGTTGTTGAGCCTTGCCCTCGCGGGTAACTCGTTCAAGAAGATTTACTTTGATCCTTCGTTGAACCGCCAGATCGCGGTCTATATCCCGGCTGAGGATATCGTGGTGCCCTATGGTGCTGCAAACTTGGAGACGGCTGAGCGCGTTACGCACAAGATGCGTAAGACGAAGAACGAGTTGGTGAAGCTTCAGTACGCTGGGTTCTATCGTGATGTGGACTTGGGTGATCCGGTTCGCGTCATGGACGAGGTGGAGAAGCAGAAGGCTGAAGATCAAGGCTTCAGCGCAAGCATGGATGACCGGTTCCAATTGCTTGAGATGCACGTGAACCTCGACCTGCCGGGTTATCCGGATGTGGACGATGACAACCACGAGACCGGTATAGCATTGCCTTACGTCATTACAATTGAGAAGGGCACGGGTACGGTTCTAGCGATTCGTAGGAACTGGAAAGAAGATGACAAACTCAAATCCAAGCGACAGCACTTTGTTCATTATGGTTACATCCCCGGCTTCGGGTTCTACTACTTTGGTCTCATCCACCTTATCGGTGGACACTCTAAGGCTGCTACATCACTTCTTAGGCAGCTTGTCGACGCAGGAACCCTCAGCAACCTTCCGGGCGGTCTCAAGTCACGCGGGCTTAGAATTAAGGGAGACGATACGCCTATTGCTCCGGGAGAATGGCGAGACGTAGACGTACCGAGTGGTGCTGTGCGGGATAACATCCTGCCGCTCCCGTATAAGGAGCCAAGCCAA